GTATGCTAAGGAGCTTGAGTCTGGTTATGCAGTATATCTTCGTGGTGGAGATTACAACCAGTTTGCGATGCAGCAGATTCAATCTCGTTATGAAAGGAAACGCAAATAATGTCCCGCAAACACAAAAGCAATTACAAAGTCATGGCCTGTTTCGATATCGAGACTAACAACGACTTTGAAACCAAGTCAGCTTATGCGGTCACTTATCAGCTATCTGTACTAAACAACCATCTTATCCCATGCAACGAGATAGACAATCACAACGTCAACAGCTTTCTAGACGTTACGATTGATAGGGATTATGCCGATGTAACCAAGCGCTTTGACGAGCTTATTGCATATGGCAAAGCCAATGGCATAGTACCAGTTATCATGGTTCACAACCTGTCATTCGAGATGTGGGTGCTGTCTCCTTACATATCAGCCCATGAAGCGGATGGCTGCGCCAAGTCAACCGTCAAGCCATTGACCATCAACATAAAGGAGGAAGGTAACAATGTACTTGTGTTCTGGGACACCTTATCTTTCTGGGGTAAATCCCTTGGCAAGCTTGGTGACGAATGTAAATACCCCAAGCTATCAGGCTGCTGGGACTATTCAAAACAGCGTACCCCAGATACAGACCTTACTGATGCCGAACGAGCCTACGCCCGTGAGGATGTTATCGTGCCTTGGGCATATCTCGGTTATTATCTAAGGCTTAATCCAGAGATTGACGAGCATGACCTGGCCTGCAAGATTCTGACCAAGACAAGCGCGGTACGCTATAAGTCAATGAAGCGATGCGGAAACATAAGGGTAAACAACAAGACTACTTCCTACATGTGGACTAAGCAGAATCGTCAGGAACGTCCAAAGACCGACTACGAGCTAGAGATGACCCATAGCTCTACCCGTGGTGGATTCACATACTGCGCAAGGAATACGGCATCGGTGGTATTCCATAAGACAGAGACGCATCATATATGGAAGTATGATGCAAACTCCATGCATATATGCCATGCCTTAGCACACCGAGTACCGTTCAATTACCGTCAGAAGTCCGGGGTACTCATAGAATGTGCGTTCGATGAAGTATCAAAGCTTACATACATGGATATCATCGAGCATTATGATGACCCGTTCCCGCAAAAGTTCTTTGCAAGGTTCAGGGCAACCAACGTCAGACTAAAGAAGGGAACCGTGTTCGAGCGTGACGGTATATCGACGTTCGCTTCCTCCCGCTTCACATCCACATCCTTCAAAGTAGAGGACGAGCTTATGTCAGACAACGAGGGAGGTTATGCTTTCAATGACCAGCTTGTGAAGCTAGGTTGGCATGACGTTGCAAGCTCCGATGCTATATTCGCTTTCGGCAAATTCTATGGTGCATCGGATTGCGTCCTCATACTTAACGAAATGTCGGCTTGGGAGTTCGTGCAGCAATTCGACTATGACACCATCGAGGTCATAGGAACTGGGTATCTCACTGGACGTACTACTTACGCAACAGACAAGTCCGTACTTTCCTTCAACGAGTTCTATAAGGCAAAGACGGAATTCAAGAAGATGAAGGGTAGGTATGAGAACGGTGAATCATTCGATGGAATGGATATACCTAGCTTCGTGCCTGGCTATCTTGTCAACGGCATGGCTAATCATTCTACAGATTTAAGGAGCGACGTTGAAGCGTTTTACATGTCAGTCAAAGCAGAGCTTAACGCGTTATACGGCATCGAAGCCACTAACGAGGCTAAGAACGAGATTCTACTTACCAAAGATGGCTATGAAGTCGGTGAGTATAGGGGAGTTGACGGACTACCTGAATATCCGAAAGCCTGGTATCAGTATGGAACCCATATCGTCGGATGGTCAAGGATACACCAGATACTCTTTATGCTTCTCCTTAAGGATGCCGTGGAGCATTTCATATGCGGGGATACGGATTCCCATAAGATATTCACAAAGCTTTCTGCTACAGAAATTGAACAGAGACTTCAACCGCTTCATACAGCTTCAACAAGAGCGATTGATATTTGCACAGCTAGAGCCAGAGTTATCAAGGAATGGTATCCGATGGATGAACTCGGATGGTACGAGTGCGAAGGGGAGGTAGATGCATTTGCTGCTTCTTGAAATAAGTCTTATGTACAGTATTCTCATGGTCGCGTTGATATCACTATGGCGGGAGTACCCTGTGATAATAGGTTTCAACTGTCTGATGGAAGCGTTGTTAACCATAGCTATAATTCTTGCGCCAATCATCTATTGGAGCAGGGTGCAGACTTTGATACTATAGCCAACTTGTTCATCGGCTATAACGTATATATCACCCATAACATAACTGGCCTTAACCAGCGCAAGCTGCCGATATGGAACACATGGAACGAGCAATGGCATCAGCCTAACGCCATCTATATCTACCCGATGACCAAGGTCATAGGCAACACCAATTCCATAGAGAATAGCATAAACGCAAAACACGCTAAGCGTAACAATCCAGATGTAAACACCATACCGACAATCATAGACTGGCCTTTGGATAGCGAAGAGCCTGTCATAACCAGGATGGAGGAATTCGAATGAGCGATTATATTAGTTTTATAAGCAGAGATGAACATAAGAAAGTAGTGAAATCCCTTAATGAGGATATCGAGAATCTTAAATACAACTATCGTGAGATGTGTAAGAAGAACGCATACCATGTCCAGCAGCTATCGAATGCTAGGAGCATGTATAAAGAGCTGGCTGAAGAATATGCAAAATTAAGGAAGCAGGAAGAATGTTATAAACGCTTCATGCGTAAGCGTAAACGTATGATTGCCTACCAGCATAATCTTGAAGCCAAGATTAAACGTCAGCATAAGGAGATAAAACGTCTTAGCGGTGAGAACAGGTTCTTCAAGAAGATGCTTAGAAGGTTGGTGGAGTAGATGGAATACGCAGTAGCTACTGCTTCGATTGCCGCAGTTTTCTTTCTTATACATAGTCTTAAGTGCGTAAAGCACCAGGATAGCGCTGACTATTCTGATAGCACTTGCACCATAATGTGCTATTCAACGTTTGATATCTTTACAGACGAGTATGTATGTAGCGAGTGCGGTCATAGCGAATATGTTTCCGTTAGATACAGATACACGCCAAGTCAATGCCCTAACTGCGGCGCGAAGGTGGTGGAGTAGATGAAAACGCATGTACACTTCGTATGTAACGAATACGATATGGAATACGAGGAACGTGAGATAGAATGGCGAGATGGAACTAAACAAGTTGTAAAACATCAGTTAGGTCAACGTATAAAGAATGAGCCGTTTGATTATCCATATATAATATCTATGGAAGAATTGCTTAAACTAAACGATAAATACCAAACCGAACTTATATTGGATTTCGAACGTATTGACGGCGAGTTAGTGCTTGACGTATTAGTCCATAACGGTTATATCTATTAACAGCAAGACCCTTTCTTTCATATCCTAGCGAGGAACGGGCATTGGCAACCTTTGAGTAGGAGCGCGTCCTTGCACTATCGCCAATAGACGGGTATGCGTGAGAAAGTACAGCCTTGCAAAATCCTTAGCCTACGTCTATTATCCTTAGACGTAGGCTTTTTGTCTTTAAGAAGGAGGATTACATGGAAGATAACGAGCTTAACGAAGAGGTACTTGGTGACGTGGACAACCCGCCCGCAGAAGGAGCGCCGCAGGAAGGTGCAGAAGAGCCTAGCGGGATGATGGATAACGCCATGCAGGAGCGTATCGACAACTTGGAGAACCGCATCAGCGAGCTTCAAAGCTCCATTGCCATCATTATCGAAGCAGGCGCCACCATAATGGAGCCTGCAAGCACGGATGAGGATAGCGAGGATGACGAGGAACCCTATCTTTATCTGGAGGATTTGAATTACGACATGTAAAGGAGAAAGACCAATGGCTATTAACAACAACACCATCATGGCAAAGGCCTGGTTGCAGGGAACCAATGACTTCCAGCAGCGTATCCCTGACCCTACCCAGGAGGGTATGCAGGCCACCATGGACGCGCTGTTCGACCCTATGAACCGCAATTACTGGAACCAGTTCATCGACACGCTTATCAACCGTGTCGGCCGTACCATCGTCCGTGGCAAGCGCTGGGAGAACAAGCTCCGCGCCTTCAAGCAGGATAACCTGCGCTACGGCAACACCATCCAGGAGATTGCACCGAAGTGGATTAAGGCGCATAGCTACACCGACTTCGATGACACCCTGTTGCGCCTTGCCCGTCCCGAAGCACAGGCATGGTATCATTCCGTGAACCGTCAAGACCGCTATGATATCTCCATCAACGATATCGAGCTGCGTCGTGCGTTCACCGAGGAGTATGGCCTGAACGACTTCATCTCCAAGGTCATGGAAGTCCCGTACAACTCCGATGCGTATGATGAGTACATCGTCATGCGTCAGCTTATCGCAATGTACGAGGAGAAGTGGGGATTCTTCAAGGTCAATCTGTCTGCTGCTCCCACTACCGAGGCCACTGGCAAGGAGATGCTTACCAAGGTTCGTACCTATGGTGGCAAGCTGGCATTCCCGTCCACGCTGTACAATGCGTCCGTCATCGAGGATATCCCCGTATTCGCTAACAAGGACGAGCTTATCCTTATCACCACACCCGAAGTGGATGCTAACCTGGACGTTCAGGCACTCGCCGCACTGTTCAATGTCGATAAGGCCGAGATTGAGTATCGCAAGGTAATCATCGACGAGTTCCCGATTGCTGGCGCACAGGCTCTGCTCACTACCCGTGACTGGTTCGTAGTGCATGACGTAATGTACGAAACCACCAGCTTCTACAACCCGCAGACGCTGACCACGAACTACTATCTGCACCATCACGAAATCGTGTCCTGCTCCCCGTTCGTGCCTGCCATCCTGTTCACTACCGAGGAAGCCACCACGCCCGCTACCATCACGATGGAACCGACTGGCATCACCCTGTCTGCCGTTGACGAGACTATGGCTGCTGGCGATTCCACGCAGCTTACCGTAGTCCTGGGCGGTACCGTAACTCCTACTGGTCAGGGTATCGTACTGGCTCCCGATGCAGCCACCTATGACCTGGCGTTCGAGCCTGGCGAGGGTGAGACTGGCAAGCTGAACGCACGTACCTACGTTGACCGACTGGGCGTACTGCACGTACAGAAGTCCGGCATCGGCACTGGTACGCTGACCGTCACCGCGACCAGCACCTACCTTAATCCTGGCGGTGACACCACCACCTATACTGACGATGTTGAAATCACCATCGCCTAGTTATCATCCGAATAGGGTAGAATTGGGGATACGCAAGTATCCCCTTTTCTATATTGAGGAGTAAGCATATGTCTAGAAACTACCCGCATCTTAACGACACCCGTTTCCCAGACCTGGATACGGAGAACGCCTATAAGTACCAGAACAACTTCGACTATGGGCGCTATACCGATAGCGTCCGTATCAAGATGCTTAACGTATCCTGGTGCGGTGACTACGAGAACGCCGTGTATTTCGAGTCCAAGGAAGAGCGTGACACATGGTTCGATAAGCAGGAAGGCCTGGTAAAGGAGCTGCCTACCATGTTCCGTCTCTACAACGATGGCAGCATAAAGGTGGACGTTCCCATAGACGAATGCATGGACTACAACTACGTGATGATTGACTATGGCAAGCTGCCACAGCAGGAGACTATATCCGATAACTCCAAGCTGTTCTATTTCATCAACAACGTGTCCCAGGCTTCCCCGAACGCAACCACGCTAATGCTTTCCGTAGACTATTGGACTAGCTTCATCAATGACATGGACATAAGCTACGTCAACCTGCTGCGTGGTCATGCTCCGATGGCTATGACAGATGCAGCAAGCTACCTTGCCAACCCTATCGAGAACAGCGAATACCTGCTTTCCCAGGACGTTAATTATGGTGAGCTTCAGAGGTCTGTCCATACTGATTCCATCATCCTGAACGACCAGGACGTTATGCTAGGATTCCTGACTAACGCCGATATGAGCGGGAATTGGGATAACAGGATTCCTACGCAGGTCTATTACATTGGCTCCCAAGCCCTTAGCGCGGTCGATATATGCGTATTGGAGGTACGCGACTTCGACGGGTTCCGAGCAGCGGTGACAGCCCAATGCCCGCAGTTCCTAGAAACCGTCAAAGGCATGTTCCTGATTCCGCGCAAGCTGCTTAACATAACAAGCACGTTCACATTCTGCGGATATACCATGCACCATGTGGATACCAACGGAGATAAGACCGTAGGAACCTTTGATATATCCAAGGAGAAATTCGGTTATGCGGAGAACATAGCAGATATAGCAAAGCTGTACACCTTCCCGTATGCCGCCATCGAGGTTAACGACTTCAAAGGAACCACCACGCTTATAAAGGTGGAGGACACAGTAGGCCAGCTTGAGCTTCATACCATCATGTGCGACATGTATCCCTTCCTTAACATCGAGTCCTACATGCTTGGCATGGGTGGCACTGGACGCGCAACGCTTTCATTCCAGAACGTGTATAGCAACACACTTAACATAGGAGGTCGTTACTATAACTTCAATACCAAGTGGTCTATTCCCGTGTTCGCAGTGCAGCTTTCCGTGGATGCCAATTGGGCTTTGAATGGGAAGATTGGAGCAGATGCCACGTTGGCAAACGCCAATGACAACGCATATGCGCAGTATGCGATTATGCGCAACCAGGCTGCTAACGGCTATGACAACATGCTCAATAACAAGGAGCTGAACACCAACGTCAACAATAGGCGCTCTGGCGAGGGTCAGTATTACGATACGGTGAATGACCGCACCATATCCAAGATGGATTTGGACGCTGACACTGACGTAGCGATGATGCGCGCAGCCTCGTATCTTAGCTTGGAGACTGCTGCTGCAAACGCTGTCATGAACTACGCGAATGCTGGCGTGGTTGCCAGCGGCATGACTGGCGGCAACCTTGCGGTAGGCGGGTTCGCAGCAGTTACAAACGGATTCTCCGCTGCCATGGCACTTGGCAATTCCGAGGACTTGATTGTAGTCAACCAAAATGGAATCTATGCCAAGAAGAATAGCGCACGAGGCTTCCAAACCGCCATGAATGCCTATCAAAAGGAGTATGAGCAGGATGCTGCAACCTATGAGCGCGACAACATGCAGTATAACGGAGGTAACGGCAAGACCGTAGGCGATACCAACGCATATATCACTTTGTATAATTCCACTGGCGGCAGTGTATCAGGAGGCTCCTTGCAGAAGGGTACTGCATATATAGGCGGTAACTTCGAGGGTAACGCAGACCGTTCGTACAACGCACAGCATAATCAGGCACTTCTCAACAACCCTCCTATGTTCGGCCAGATGACTGGAACCCCCGATATAATCAGCAAGCCGATGGGATTGAGCTATAACATCGTAACCCAGAGCAAGAACGCCATACGCCAGGCTGCGGAGCAGTTCCTTCGCTACGGCTACATGCTTAACATGCAATGGAACATCGGGAGTTTCAACCTGATGCCCAAGTTCACCTATTGGCTTTGCGATGTGGTATATTGCAATGACAACGGAGTGTACGAGGGTGCGCAGGAGCAGATTAAGCGAATCCTTAACAACGGCGTTACAGTATGGCGCACTCCCGAGGAGATTGGCCTTATTTCTATATATGAGAACGGAGGTAAGTAAGTGGCTAAAAAGCATCGCAAGCCCACTGGCTTCTACGGTGACAACTACTGGCAGAGCGCCGATTGGAACCAGCGGGCTTTCATAGCATACCGTCAGTGGATTATGGCACTTGCTATGAACCGCTGCAAATGGCTTAACCTGCCAGAGACGTGCGACGAGCGCTATCTGGAATTCACGCTCATGCGCCAAGGCATGGCATCCATCGCCCACCCCAAGAAGATGCCTGGCGTATTCTTCTCCACGATGGTCAACGCAGATGGTCGATGGAACGTATACGATACCCCTTGCCATTGGCAGAGCATCGGTAACAACGGTTGGCGATTCAACGCATCCCCCAAGACTGGCGTGATTGTATACGACAACCGAATGCGCGTCCCTTATTGGAACCAGATTGAGTTCTTCGCGCGTAGGTTGGCGGCTCTTGACCGCGTGGAGGATATCAACATGTCCCAGCAAAAGACACCTTGGCTTATTACCGCGCCGCGCGAGAGCGTGAACGATGCCAAGCAGATGTACAAGCAGATTGCAGGCGGTGAGCCTGCCATACTGGGAAAGCCCAGCCTGTCCAACGTGGAGATTCAGGCTATCAGCACTGGGGTTCCTTATCTGGGCAAGGAGCTGACCGATAAGAAGCTGGCGCTCTGGGACGAGATTTATAACTTCCTGGGCATCAGCCATGTCGGCCAGAAGAGCGAACGCCTTACAAGCGAGGAGGTTTCCGCATCCAACGAGCCTAGCAACATCATGGCGCTGGACGTGCTTAACAGCAGGCGTGACGCCGCCAACAAGCTGAATGAGCGCTTCGGCCTGGATATCCATGTGGTATGGCGTAAGGATAACGAGTCCGATGTATATAACTTCCTGCGCAATCCGCTGGTTAACGACACGCTTCTGCGTGACGGTAGCGATGGAGGTGAGATTAGCCATGAATAGCATGTTCCCCGACTTCGACCATCTTGAGGAATACGAGCCTGGCGAGTACCCGCGCGACTACCATAGCGTAGTCACCATCCAGCTTTGCGAGCTTATAGAGGGCGGATGGGTTAAATGGCTTAACGAGGACGGAACCCCGAACCCCGACTGGGCATGGGACTTCTATGACGAGGAGCAGTACAGTCGCCTTTGCAAGAAGTTCGACGAGCGTTTCTTCTGGGACGAGATTTCCATGCTGCCGCCGCTTCGCTGGAAGCAGCAGCTTATCCGTAAGCTCAACGAGATTATGCCTAAGTACAAGCTTTTGTATAAGGCATTGGCGGCAGGCGTCGACCCGTTGCAGGAGACAAACAAGTACGGCAAGAGCCGCAACATATTCAGCGAATTCCCAGAGACGCTGCTTAACGGGAACAGCGACTACGTATCCAATGGCACAGACCGTGAGTACGAGGACATAGAGCAGGGCGATTGGATAGCAAAGAGCCTGCAAATAGCTAAAGAGTATAACGATGTGGACGTGCTGATACTGGACGAGCTTGAGTCCATGTTCAGCGGTTTGTACACAGTGAGCATGAACGGATGGTGATGACATGCCTAGCAAGAACTTCAACCTGCCATATCTCCACGATGTGAACACGGAGCGCATAGACCTGTGTGACGATATCGCAAAGATAGTGGACGCAATTGACGAGCATCTTGCCACTGCGGAGATTCCGCAGGAGGACGCTTTGCAGACACCTGGGCTTTATTACACCAAGGTAGGCGAGTTGGTCACGGTATACGGCACATGCACCCCTACCGCGTTCCTTGTAGCGAAGCTGCCGTTCAAACCAGTGTTGCATAGCGGTGCTTTGAACATGCCTCTGGTAGCATACAAGACCAACGGGATGGCTCCGCTTAGTGCCGCGCTCACTGGTGAAGGTAGCCTGGTTTGCAATGGTGGCGCTAACAATGAAATAATGATACAGTTCACCTATGCGACATTGGATTAGATAGGAGGAATAGAATGTACCCATTCCCTTATTTCAGGGCATTCACTGACTACACCCCAGTGATTCCCGAGATTTACTGGAACGTGTATTCCCAGGAAGAGCGTATCAAGAAGCTGTGCATGGAATATGCAAAGCTTATCGCGTTCACGGACTCCATGGTGGATACCGTCAACGAGCAGTATGAGATTATCGAGGATATGAAGCAGCGTTTCCCCGAGCTTGTAAACGAGGATGTAATCACAGAGCTTAACAAGATGGTGGAGGAAGGCTCCCTGCTGCCTATCGTCCAGGAGGCTATCGACACTTGGATGAACGAGCGTAGCGCCCAGGTGGATGCCAACACCCAGGCCATAGCTGTAAATACCCAGGCCATAGCTGTAAACACCCAGGATATCGCAGGGCTTACCACCGAGCTTGCAGACGTTGAGAGCATGTATGTTAAGGGATACGACACCATTGCCGATATGAAGGGCGATGTTGATTATCTCACCCCTGGACTTATCTGCCATACCAACGGCTTCCATACCGCAAACGATGGCGGTGCGGCATGGTATGTAATTTCCTCTACTGGAACTGCTAACGAGATGGACGTCATCGCCTGCGGCGATTTGTTCGCTAACTTGGTTATCAGTGACAGCGTTACACCCGAACAACTTGGATGCACTAATGATGAATCTGCAATTGCCTATTTCAACAGGGCTTTTGAGATTACGGATTGCGTATATGCCTATGGTGAATATGAAATTGACGCGCATATCGTTATCCCGTCTGGAAAGAAACTTATCGGAAACTGCGAATTGGATTCTAACTTCAACACGTCCGTTTTCAATATGGTGAATGTGCAATCCAGTGTGATTGTCAACAGTTACGTATCCATCAGCGGAATCGCTTTCAATTATCCGAACCAGGCTGATTATGTATTCAGGGACGGCGCGACTGTATACGAACCGACTATCACTGCACAGCAAGGTAACGGAGTTACTGACGTTTCCATCAAGGAATGCTTTTTCTATAAGGCATATATAGCTATCGACCTTGCCAGCGGTGGAACGAGCAGTGGACGAATCTTCATTCAAGATATCAAAGGATGCCCTATTAAATGCGGTGTAAAGATTTCACATACCAGTGATTTCACTTTGATTGAGAATGTCAACTTCCATGCCGTCCATGTATTGAAGCGTGAGCAGTCATCGCCTATTTACGACCAATACGCAGCCTACATTTCCGAGTATGCTACATGTGTTGAATTCCTTGGGCGCGTTGACTGGTGCCAAATGGTTAATGTCAGCGAGTACAATTATCATATCGGCCTGCATTGCTATAGCGATTCAACTGGCTCCCCTAACAGGATTTTCGGAACTAACATCTTCTTCGATGCCGCTTGTTACATTGTAAAGAACGATGCAGGCGAGGTTGTCCTTACTAATCTTGCCGCTACAAACGCACAAGGATATTATGCCCAGATTCCCCTGCGCTCCACTCGTGAAGATTATCCGATTTACAACAATGGTAAGCTGACTATAAATGGCATGAGCCTGACTAATGTATGGGGTGACGTAGTTTATAATGACGGTGTGATGGATATTTCCGATTCCAATATCGAGGGTATTGGATATGGTCAGCATAAATCTTCAATAGACGTATTCCGTAATAGCAAGGTTTTGTCTGCAAATAATGTGCGAATCGCCACATCTTCCATACCCACATTTACTTATCGAAGGATTTTTTCCAGTGTCGGAAGTAAGGCTATAACAGTGGCGTCTAACATTGTCAGGGATTATCTTGACGATTCTACGGATAGGTTCCATGCAATCGGTAACTCCGCAACAGATGGATATGTGCATCTGACAGGTATTATCGGTGTACAGAACAACCTTCTCGGAACTATCACCTTCCCGTATTGGATTCAATCGTCCGAAGGTATTAATACTAATCAGACTAAGCCTGCTGGTTGGTAATCATGCTGAACTTCATCGACATATCATCTTGGCAAGGGGACATTGACTTGTCCCCTCTGCCAATTGACGCAGTCATAGTAAAGGCAACGGAGGGAACCAATTACGTAAATCCCCGGTGCGACCCTAAGATACAGCAGGCCATATCGCTTAGCCTGCCGTATGGCTTCTATCATTACGCTAAGGACTATGACCCTATTGCAGAAGCTGATTACTTCGTGGATAATTGCCTGGGTTACTTTACCTATGGGATACCAGTGCTGGATTGGGAAGAGGGGCAAAGCGTTGACTGGGTTAATAGCTTCGTACGTCGTGTGCATGACCGTGTTGGCGTGTGGCCTTGGATTTATGCTAATCCGTGGAGAATTAACCAAGGCGGAGTGGAGCCTAATTGCGGTAGGTGGATTGCTGACTATCCTAACCTGCTTCATCCTGGTTTTGAATATAATCCAGATTATGAGGGTTACGTTGACGGGCTTATGTGCGCTTGGCAGTATTGTTCTGATGGGCGTATAGCTGGCTACGATGGCGATTTGGGCTTGAACCACTTTTACGGAGATAGGGATGCTTGGAATAGTTATGCTAATCCTGTTCTTGTTGGGGCTTACGATAGCCCTGATGGAGAAAAACAGGATGATATAAAGGAAGATGCAGGCTGCTGCGCCTGCTGCAAATGCAAAGGATAGGTTATGGAATTCAATATCGTTATACCAGTGATAGCCTGTGCGTTCATCCTCATGGATATAGTGACTGGAATCGTCCAGGCTATCGCGAACAAGGAGTTGGAATCTGGTAAGATGCGTTCCGGGCTTTACCATAAGCTGGCGTTCATCTTCGCGATGGTGCTAGGCTACCTATGCGAGTTCGCATGTGGCTACATGGAGCTTGGGTTCGCAATCCCGCTTGCCACCCCCGTATGCGTCTACGTATGCCTGACCGAGCTTGTCAGCATCGTGGAGAACATTATCAAGCTCAACCCAGAATTGAAGGATAGCAAGCTATGGGACTTGTTCAAGAACGAGTAACCTGCTAACATCCTAGACGGTGCTATCTGGCATCAATCCTTCCTAGTACCCGCTGATATTGACCGTCAGCGGGTATTCCTATATCATGGGCTGGTCACGTAGGAAGGAGATATCATGAGTGACGGAATCTATTACGACTGGAACAAGACGATGACCTATGACGCGCAAATCAACATGGTCATATCCATGCGCGGCTATGGCAAGACCTACGGCCTGCGCAAGCAATGCATAAAGGACTTCCTGAAGGACGGTAGCAAGTTCATGGAGGTCGTGCGCTACAAGGAGCTTCTCAAAGGAGAGTCTGCAATACAGTACGGCTACTTCGACAAGCTGATACTGAATGACGAGTTCCCCGACTACATCTTCAGAGTCAACGGAACCAACGGCTATATCGCCAAGAAGCCTGCTGACGAGAACGAGAAGCCCAAGTGGTTCCACCTATGCTACTTCGTGGCATTGAGTGCGATGCAGCAAGCCAAGCAGCGCACGTTTGTGAACGTCAAGCGCGTCATCTTCGATGAGTTCATCATAGATAAGCGCACTGGTCATCGCTACCTTAGCGGAGAGTTCAACCTGTTCGCCAACCTGATTGACTCCATCGCCCGCGAGGAGGTTGATAAGGATGGAAACGCCAAGGGAACCAAGGTTCATGCGTACCTGCTGGGAAACGCCTGCGACTTGACCAACCCGTACTTCGTAAGATGGGGAATCAACCAGCAACCCAAGGAGGGCTATAGCTGGTTCGCTGGCAAGCTGGTTCTGCTGCACTACGCCAAGGATGCAAGCTACCAGGCTGGCAAGCGCGATACTTTGGTAGGCAGGCTGGTCGCTGGTACTGCCGAGGAAAGCATCATCGTGGACAACGAGTTCAAAATAGGTGACGAGTACAACATAGCCAAGAAGAGTGCGGGCGCCTTATTCCAGTACGGCATCATATGCAACGGTATGTCCTTCGGCGTGTGGATGGATATCAGCAAGGGCTTCATCTATATCAACAACAAGGTGCCAGATGGCAGTGGAAAGCCTGTCATGGCGCTGACCCGCGAGGACAACACGGCGAACTACATCCAGGTTCGCAGAGGCGAGAAAACGCTGAAGATGCTCATGGATATGTACTATGCCGACTGCCTGCGGTTCTCCAACGTGGGAATCCGCGATAGGTTCCTTGACAGCATGGCTATGTTCGGTATAAGATAGCATCGTCATTTGCCATAGTGACTGCTTTCCAAACAGAAAAGCCCCAGCAGGACTTGAAATCCTGACTGGGGCTTTTCGCTTATAGGGATAGGAAAGCTAGGACTATGGCTATATTAACCAGTATGAAGAATCCCACCGCTATCAGTATCGCTAACGTCTGGAATAGCAATGCCATGATTTAGTAGCGACGAGTAGACTTCTTCTTGGCGGGCTTGTCATCGAACGGGATAGGCTCCTCGTCCTCGACACGCTTGCGAGGTGCAAGCTCGATGTTATCGACCCAGACTTCCAGCTTGGAGCGCTTATTGCCGTCCTTATCCTCCCAACGGGACTGATGAAGGGAACCTTGGACTGTTACCTTAGTACCCTTGGTCAGCTTGTCACCGATGGAAGCGCCGAAAGCGCCGAACACCACGCAGTCGATGAAGTTGGGGTAGTCTACATAATCCCCGTCCTCGTCCTTGGTGGTGGAATTGACAGCGACAGAGAACTTGCATACACGGTCGAACTCCGCGTCACGGACGATGTTACCTGCGATTACGACATTGTTGATATTACGCATGATTATGCTCCTTCAATGATAAAATCCTCAACCATTTGCATGATATAGCACACCTTCATATCGAAGGGCATATGGTCGTTCTTGACCTTATGGCTGATACCATGCTCACTAAGCTCATACTTCATGTGGCCTAGAGCCGTGGTAGTGACCTGCCCTACCACGTCATTGCCATAGAAGTTATACAAGCCCTTGAAAAGCTCAAGAGCCTGCTCCCTGGTAAAGCATCCGTACTCTACCATCTTCCCGTCCTTATTCTCGAATATGCTGATGTGCATGCTAAAGACGTTGATATCGAAGATACGGCCTGACAGCTTCTCATAGTCTGCCATGTAGTCGTACCAGTCTTTGGTGACTTCCAGTAAGTTCATGTTACTCACAGTCCTCATAGTAGCCACGCATGGCGTTCTTGATAAGGACAGTCTCATGCGCAGCAGCAACGTCATCAACATCGGATACGATACGCATAAGCGTCTCGGTGGCGTGGATAACATCCCAAGCCTCTGTCAGTACATCATATACCGTACCGCCGCAGTTGATAGCGCAGGCAAGCTCACCCATCTCCTCGAAAATCTTGCTAAGCTGTGCAACGGAGCAGCCATCCGTCTTTACAGCAGGGAAATGGTAAACATCGCATTCATCGAACTGCCTATCCTCCTCGAAGGTATCAGGCAAGTCTTTAAGCTGCTTCAGCAATTCCTCCTTGCTGTTAGCCCTAATCTCTACCATCTTCAAAATAATCTACCTCCACGAATCGTACTATCTTACCGTCATGCCACAGCTCGTAGCATGAGTTGTCGATGTTAAGCATCCATCCTTCCTTAGGTTTCAGGATGCTATCCGAATCATCCAACTTAATCACCCCTTAGATA